CTACGCAATGCAAGCTGCAGGAGAAGGTCTCGGCCCCGTCAACAAGAACGGCAAGCCCACCAACCTGATGCCCATCCACGCTGGCAAAGGCCCCGCTGACGCTAGCGTTATCCGCTGGACGCAAGAACCTGACCCAAATCGTCCCGACGACAAAGGCGAGCGCTGGTTGCGCGTTCAGACCAACGACACGATCTTTGGCGGCGTACCTGCTGAGCTGATTATCAAGTCGCTGGAAGGTGCGCACCTGACGCTGCCTGCGTTCCTGAAGTGGGGCGGTGTTGCTGGCGACCTGTTGCGCTCTGGCGTGACACGCACTCCTATCTATCTGGCACGCCAGTTGTTCCGTGACCCGTTTGCAGCTACGGCTACTTCAGGTCTGGACTACGGCCCCCTCACCGCCATTTTCAAAGCCAACAAAGAGTTTCTGAAGATTGCCACGGGTAAGAGCGAAGCCGGTGCCAAGATGATCGAGAAGGGCTTGATCCAGAGCGGTTTGTTCGAGGGCGACCCAGCAAACATGTCCAAGATCGCGCTGCAGTTGGCCAGCGGGAAGTCTCAGGGCGTCTTCGATAAGCTGTTCTCCAAAGCCGACAAGTTGGCGCTGCAGGCCGATGCTGCTACCCGTGCGCTGATCTATGAGAACGCCATCAAGAACGGGCTGTCAGAAGTCGAAGCCAGCCACGCTGTGCGCGAGTCGATGAACTTCAACAAACGAGGTTTGTCGCCCACCGTGCAGTACGCCAGCCGCATGATTCCTTTCTTCAACGCCCAGATTCAAGGTCTGAGCGTGTTGTTCAAAGCTGCGACCGGCAACATGCCTGCCAACGATGTGCTGAAGATCAAGCGCAAGTTCTTCAACAACGCCATGATGCTCACCGGTTTCGGCATCGCCTACGCGATGGCTATGGACGACGACGACTACTACAAAAACGCTAAGCCGAAAGATCGGTACAGCAACTTCTTTGTGCCGTTGCCCGGTGTGGATGAGCCGCTCAAGCTGCCTATCCCGTACGAGTTTGGTTTCTTCTTCTCGGCAGGCGTGGCGGCAGTAGACGCGATCAAGGGCGAGGTGGACACACCGCAGCAGCTCCGCGCTCTGAAGGACATGTTCGTAGGTGCCATCCCCGGCGCTAGCAACGATTTTGTTGTCCCTCAGATTATTAAGCCGCTTGCGGAGGTGTACGCCAACAAGAACTTCTACTCGGGCAACCCGTTGGTATCGGCTCGGTTGGAAAAGCTTGCCCCCGAAGCGCAGTACAACGCCAATACCACGGAGTTCGCCAAGTTCATGGCCAAGATGGTGCCGGGCCTGTCGCCAATCCAAATCGAGCACATCGTGTCCGGCTACTTGGGGCAGATTCCGCTGATGATTGCTGCGACCACAAACGACATGTTCCGAGAAGGTAAGGCCGAGCCAACCCGCAAGCTATCCGAAATGCCTTTGATCGGCAGCTCGTTCCAGTCTAAGTACGGCGGCGAGGAAGCGGATGTGGTGTACAAGCTGGCGAATGAAGCAATGCAGGCCAAACGCACCTTCGACAACTACCGCAAGACCGGCAAGATCGAAGAGGCCAAGGACTACATGCAAGACCACCGCGCTGAGATCGTGGTTGCGCCAATGGCATTGCAGTACCAGAAGATCATGGGGGCTTTGCGTACGCAAGAGGAGGTCATCCGTGGCTCCAACATGTCTCCTGACGCCAAGGCCAAAAAGATTGACGCCCTAGACGCACAACGTCAGCTACAGTCCGAGCGCTACCTCAAAGCTATCAGGCGGGCGGAAGAGGCTTCCGGTAAAACATAACCCCCATGAGACCGCCACGGATGCCCACCTTAGCGTGGGCATCAAGTATGTGCAGGAAGACAGCTTTTTTAAGGCCCTCTTCCCGCACTGCTTCGGTGTCTAGGCAAGGGACGAAAAATCCCTGCCCGCGCTGCACCTTAGTCCACGGATAGTGAACCGTCAAACTCATTGTCTTCGCTCAACGGTCTGGTGATACGAATAGCTGTGACACGCATCTGGGGGCCGTTGGTCTTGGCCATCAAGTCCTTGCGCTGCACGTAGGTCACCTTCATCTGCGGGTGCACCTCCAACTGCTTCTTGAAGTCTGTGTAGCCAAAGCTCATGCTGGAGCAGAACGTGCGCAGCACCCGCTCTTCGATGTACATGTCCGAGCAGCCGGGGGTCAGGCCGTTCTCAATGCGCCCGTGCACCGAGGACTTCGTAGTGGTCTTGTCGATCACCGCGCCATCTCCCATCTGCGCCAAGATACCGCCTGCGGCACCGTAGTTGACGATCACGAAGTGGCCGTAGCCTTCCCGCACGAACGCGTTTAGGACATCCTCTGCGCTGCGCTTGTTACTGTGCATAGCCTTACGCATCACCTCGATACGCTTGCCGAACGCTGCAATGATCTCAGGCATGGGCAGGTTGACGATACCAGCGTTGTTGTCGCTGAACAGGATACCGGCAGCAACCGAAGCGCCGACACCAGCCATCCAGAAGCGCTCATCGTTGGTCGCGCCGTAGGTAGCATACATCTGGCGAACTACATCGGGAACCATCTCGGCCACCTTGTCGAAGTTGTCCACCAAGTACTGAGCGAAGATGTCTCCGGCCATGCCGTAGTTATGCGCCAAGGACTTGATGATCTCGATCTCGTGCGGTTCCCACACCAACTGGGTGTCCATGTCGAACTCGATGACGCGGCGAATCTCACCCTCCGATGCGTGCTTGCGGGTACCAAGCAGCGTGTCCACCACGTAGGTGTTTGACGACATTAGGGCGTTCGACATCCACGTTGAGTTGTTGATGCGCTCCTTGTTGGTGCCAGCCTCCATGCGCTCTTTGCCACGGCCTTCCGTCATGTCCAACAGGAACTCGCTGAACCAATCAGGAGCCGCACGGTTCTTGCTGGTGATCTCGTCCGTAATCAGGGGCAGGCTGTTGAGCATACCCAGACGCTGCTGCATGGCCACAGGAGACGAACTCTTGCCGATGCGGTAGTGCACAGGGTGACCCCAGATGGATGCCGCGCCTTCCAGCGCCAGCGACTTGCCGGTGCCTGAGTACGTTGACGCGCAATGGAAAGTCATGCCGTAGATGCCGGTGAACTTCATCAGCGGAGCGCCAGCGCCCACCAACATGATCGCCAACTGGTCGTACATTTTCTTTTGGATCAGCAGGTTCATCACGTTGCGCCAGCCTTGCATCGTGCCGGTCGGCTTGGTGTTGTTGACGATGTTCTCCAGCCCGACCATAGGGATTTCTGTAGGCTTGGTCTTGGGCGCATAAATCTTGCCCGCGTACACAAACGTGTTGTCCTTTTGCCAGCCGTAGCTTGCGGGTACCTTAACCGGTAATTTCTCAGTGCTCATTTTTTCTACACTCGCTCGTATGTAATCGTAAAAGTTCTTGTCGTTGCCGGAGCCAAACGCGGCCAGCACGTTCTGTGTGGCGAGGTACTTCACCGTCTCGTCCTTGCTCACGCAACTCTTTTGGGGCAATAGGATGTGCTGCGCACCATCAGGACGAAGCGCCAGCATGTGGACGGTATGCTCCCCAGCCGTATCAAGGATGTTGAGCGGGAAGATGTCGTAGCTGATAAGCATGGTGAGCTTTTTGGACTCGGTGCCATCCTCGTTCTCTGTACGTTTCTCAATGTACACGCCGCCGTTGCGCCCATACGCATAACCAAACGGAGCCTCGGGGCGCAGCGCTGTACGTACAGTGTCCGTACCAGTGGGCTGAACCTCAACTTCCTTCGCCTCAGTAACGACAGCCGTATCACGCCCCAGCGCCAGCGGGTTTGTGATCTTGCCCCAGTGTATACACTGTGTACACACACCGGGGTTCTCCGAGTCGAACTTGGTGCAGGGGTACGGGCCTTTGATCTCGGCCAGCTTGGAGCGCATCCGGTTCTCATCGTAGGGGTGCAAGCCGCTCAGCCAGATGACCGCACGCTCACCGTCCTCGCACTTCTGGGCAATGCTCAGCATCCCGCGCCACAACGGCTCCATACCATCATCGCTGGCGTTGGTGGCGTAGAACGCCAACTGGTCGCAGCCGTCACCCTTCTTGGTGCGCTTGTAGATATTGCCGAACTTCGTGATGCTGTTGGCGAACAACTGCACGTTTGTCGTAGGCGCAGCCGTCGGCCTTTGGCCGGGCAGCATGAGGGCGGTGCTCGGCGCAGCTTTCACTTCGTAGGCGGTGCCAGCCAAGTTGGTTTCAAGTACGCCGCGAATGTCCTCGATGTCGAAGAAACCCCCGCTGTGCATGAACCGCACCCTAGTCTCGCCGCGTACGCGCTTGCCGCCTTTGACGCCGGTGTTGATTGTTTCCGGCACACGGAGCACTCTGGCCGAATCGCCGGTAACAGTGGGGTCGATACCGAGCTTTTTCTGGACGCACAGGCGCTTGAACGCCTCGGCCACAGGTTTCCACTCAGCGATCTCCACAGCATCACGCAGCGGCCAGTATGCGTGCACACCACCGCCAGACGCCACCATCCACGGTTCGCCCAGCCCAGCCAGCCCGACCTCAGTGCAGAAGTCCAGTATGGCCTGCGCCGCCATACGCGCTGATGGGTATGCCTTGGGTTTGATCTCGCCGTTCTTGTCCGGCACGTCCTTGGGGTGGTTGCAGTCGATGTCGATAGCGATGCACTTTGCCATCTGGGTGTTGTCGGCTTGGCGGTTGTCCGCGTCCCCAAACGTACTCAGGCCAAAGTAAATATCAAGCTTCGATTTGTTCCAACGCGCTACCGCCGCCTGTGCTTCTTCCAGTGTATCAACATAAACATGTTCCTTCTTCTTCGTCAGCTCCGCCACGCAGTAGCGCCCGTTGCCGGGCGGTGGCAAAACCGCCGCTAGAAAATCAAGCGGTTCCATAGGTATCCTAGGTTTATTTTTTCTTGCCGTCTGCTATTTCGGCCAAACGCTTTACCAGTTCTTCCACCCAAGCTGTGGGCAGTTCTGCAGCCGCATATAGGGTCGCATAGTGAACCAGCTCTTTATTGGTGAGTGGGCGTGGGTTCAGGGAGTCAAGTTGTACTCTTTGCATATTCTTCTCCAAGCTTCGTCCGCCGTCTTTGACGAGGACATTATTGTTAGTAGTAGTTCGACACGGTTCTGATAGGCGACAAAGATGTCCTTGCCCTCAAACCAGTTGTAGACGGTCTGCCGTGTGACGCCAAGCGCAAAGGCAATCTTGGTCACGGGGAAGTCCAAGTGAATGGCCCAACGCCCGAGCTTGTTGCCCATCGTCTTAGGTGCCGCTGCAACAGCGTCGATTATTTTTTTTGAGTAGGCCATAGGTATAGGTGGGGGCGGGGCGTGGGATGCTGGCTTATAGATTCAGTTCCACGACCGCCTTGGTTGCCGGGTTACCCGCCCCCGAAACTAATTACTCGTCGTCCCAGTCAGACACGATGTCTGCGAGGCTTGCCTTAGCCGAAGGAACTGCTGATGCCTTGGATGGGGCCTTACGCACTTCGGGTTCGGGCGCTGTGTCCTCTTCGTCTTCCTCGACCACAGGCGCTGGCTTGGCCTTGGGTTTCTTGGCGGCGGCTTTTGCAGCAATAGGCTCGTAGGCCGGAGCGTCTTCCTCTTGGGTCAGTTCACCCATCGGGCGCTTGCCAGTGATAGCCAAAGGCACTGCCTTCACGCCGTCCGTCGATGCAGCGTTCATCACGATAGCCTTTTTGGCGTCATCGCTCTCGGCCTGATCTTTGATGACATCGTACTCATCGTCAGTCAACCAACGTGTGGGTGCGAAGTGCAGCTTGGGGGACTCCGACTTGGTGTCGAACTTCATGCGGGTCACGATCTGCTCGGGGTTGATCGGAGGGTTCTGCGCAGCTAGGTAGCGGGCGAAGGACTGCAAGGGATGCTTGTCGCCTTCTGCCTTACCGAAGATGGACGTAGCAGGCAACACCATTTGCATGACGGAACCTTCCATATCATTGGCCAGCACCACAGCCAGACGCTGCTGGTAGCGGCAGGCGCGGCTATTACCCGTACCGGAACCGGCTTGGTTCTGGGGGCAGCTCAGGCAGCTCTCCGCCTGCTTGTTCTTGGCCGATGGGTCTGGGCGCTCACCATCATTGGAAGAGCAGTCAGGTGCGGAAGCTGCAGCATCCTTGTCGTATGCGCCAGAGTAGTACTGACGGCCAACCTTCGGTGCAGCCTTGACGATGACAACATCCAAGTGGCGGTCTTCGATTGCAGCAACTTCTTTGCCGTTGTCCATGAGGCGGAATACGCCGCCCTTGATCGAGATACGCTTGCCAGCAGAGGCGCCAGAACCACCGCCGGTCAGCGCCAGTGCGGTCTCAGACAAGACGTTGTTGCGTGCAAAAGCTGGGACTTTTGATGGGTTAAAAAGAGATACGTTGCTCATAATTTCCTCAGTTAGTAGGCTTGGTTACGCGGATTTCAAAATCCGAAAATTGGTTCAGGCCGGGAGGCACCGAACCGGGGTTTTCCGCTAGGTACTGCGCCATGTTGGTTTGGGCAATACGTTTCTCCAACAGATCAACGGCATCGTTCTCAACAATAAAGCTTTTGAACGAGTCCCAGTCCTGCGTGGAGTAGCGGGTTTTCTGCACCATCGACACAGTGCCGAAGGTGGTGTTCACAGACTTGACGCCGAGCGCCTTCATCTGATCTTTCATAGCAAACTTTAGCGTGTCTTGCTTTGCTTTCAACGTCTCAACCTTGGTGTCGTATTCCTTGGTCAGTTCGTCAATCTCAGCCTTGATCTTGCGGTAGACGCGGGCTAATTTATCCATTGGTATCGTGTCTTCATTCACTTTGCTTTCTCCTTTTTGTGTCTATCGTTTGACAAGTGTAGCCTACTTTTTTGCAGTTTTTCTCCTTTCTCAAGAATTTATTTCGGTTTCAAACATCTGGGTCAAGGTAAAGTTATTCACAACCTTTGTGGATAAAGCTGTGAACATCTTCTTTTCTACGGGGCTGCTCTCAATGTGGATAACTGTGACCTTGCCTGCGTTTTGACCCTTACGATCTGCCCGTGCAATACACTGGATGTACTGCTCAACTGACATCAGCGGCCCGTAAAACACCACCGTGTCGGCAGCGGTCAACGTAATCCCGTGCGCTGAAGCCTGCGGCTGCATCACCAACACGCGCGGGTCTTGCTCGTTCTGAAAGCGCCTGATCGTGTCAGCGCGTTTGTTGGGCGTGACGCCGCCGTGGATGCACTCTACGGCAAAGCCTTTCTTGGTCAGGTGGTTGTACACCGTGTCGATACTGCTGCGGAACATGGCAAAGATTAAAACTTTGCGGTCCGTCTCTTCCAAAATCTCCTCCAGCACCGAGAGCCGAGGGGCGGCATCAAACTCCACCACGTCCTTGTCGTCCGTGTACACAGCGCCGCAACTTATCTGGAGTAGCTTGCTCAGTCCGGCTGCGGCATTGACCGCCGTGATTGTTTCGCCCGCCGCCTGAATCGACATCCGATCTTTGAGCGTGTTGTAGTATTTGGATTGCTGCGGCGTCATGGGCACCAGACGGGTCGTGGTGAGCACCGGTGGTAAGTCCAAGCACTGGGCCTTGGTAAAGCGTATCGCGGGCTGTAGCGCCTCGTGTACGAGCTGTGGGGCATCAGGCTTTGCCGCCCACTTGAACATCGTTACTTTGTGCATCACCTTGTCACGCCACGCCGTGAAGAACATCGGTACCCCGCTGGGGTTAACCAGCTTGGCCAAGCCAAACGCATCAGCAGGCGACTGCGATGCAGGCGTACCCGTCATCATCCACAGCCGTGTATCGGGCCGCATGATGCTGGCCAGCGCCTTCCAGCGCTTGGTTGTAGGGGTCTTGTAAGCATTCGCTTCATCCACAATGATGAGATCGAAACGGCCATCGTTCTTGACCTCGTTGGCAATCAGGTTCAAGCCATCGTAGTTCGTGATAACAAACTCAAAATTCTCCTGCACCATCTCGATACGGCGGCTAGCCTGCGCATGGTGCGCTACAACGGCAGACCTGTGGATCACGCTGTTGCTTAAGTC